TAATACAAAATCCGAGTCTGGTATTCTCTTTAAATCTTGTTTCATATACTGCTTTTGTTCTTCGGTATAACTTAAACTATCTTTACCTTCAAAGTCTACAATTGGCTTTGCTTCAATAAACCAAGGATATTTACTTTCTTGGAATCTATCTATTATACCTTTACATTTATCAAAATACTCTGCATCCATAAGTACCAGTGCTGTACAAATTGTACCTGAACTATGAAGAAAATCTAAAACTTTAATAGTATGATCAATGTCTGCAAACTCATGATGAACACTTAGTGTAACTTTATCAACTGATAATCCGTTTTGCTCCCACCATCTTAAGGATCTACTACCATTAGTAGTAACTTTAAGTTCTACATCGTGATGTTGTCTAATTCCATCACAAAACTTTTTAAAATGAGGCCACATTGTTGGCTCGCCGCCTCCAACAAGATTAATATTAAACTTTTGCTTATTGTGCTTATCTTTATACAAATCAAAAAGTAAGTTAAAGTTTTTTATTACAGTTTCAATATTTTTAGGATATCTATAAACAGCGTCTTTACTTCCTGGAAAACAATAGGTACAATTAAAATTACATATATCTGTAGGCCAGAATCTTATATCTAATACTTCTTTAGGCTGCAGACTTACTATTTTTGTAGGCTGTGCATCTAAGTTTATTATGTTTATAGGATCTGTCATAGTAAATGTGCTAACTCTGGAAATACTTTTGCAGCATTTAAGTTGCGAATTTTATCAAGTTTATTTGTATATTCTTTAAAGCCCGGAAGTAAATGACTATTGTCTTGTGCATTCATGTGATTAAGAACAGCTTCCCAACGTTTCCAGCCATAAGGATTATGTTTCCAATATTCGTCATCTTGTCTATAGTTGTTCCACAAGTAGTCTTTAAAATCCATAAAACGTTCTTTAACTTCTTGTTTATCTTCTTCCGGTAGTATTTGTATACTAAGAAAAGTAGGAATATATAGTAAATGCATATTAACTAGACCGCCGCCCATTTGTACGCCACCTGGTAGTGTTCCGCTGTTTAGCTTTTTAAATCCGCTTTCTAATTTCCACTTCATAAAGTCGGGCAAGTGCTTCACATTAAATATTTGTATTGCTGTTGCTAAACTTGTTTGTATATTGTCAGGAGTGTTGTCAAGCATATGTAGAGTTTTTTCTACAGTTTCAAAGTCTGTAGGAAAGCGTATGTATTCATCACGTTCGTGACTAGCATCCATACTAATAGCAAACTTAACTTTTTTAAACTTGCTCCACATTTCAATTAGATCATCGTCAACTAATAATCCATTAGAGTTATAACGTAGAAGTATTTTATCTTGATATCCTTGACGTAATATTTCTTCAATAAACATCTTGTGTTCTTTAATCATTAGAGGCTCGCCTCCAGCAAAGTACACTTGTCTTAGGTTAGGAATTTGTGCATACATTTCTTCCCAGAAGGTATCTTTCTCGTGCCACTTATTATTAAAAGTTTTACGATCCCATTGCATTTGTCTTTTAACTTCAGGATCTTGTAGTACAGGAATAAGTTTTTTATGGTCTGCAACCCACTTACTTGAATCATGCGGGCTACACATTACACACTTAATGTTGCATGTATGTCCTAATCTTAGATCCAAATATTTTAAATTTTCTGGTACTGTACCATCTTCTTTTGTTTGACGAATAAGTTCAGGTATGTCTACACCATTGTCGTCTTGGTGCCAAGTTCCTGTTTCCCAAACACGTTTACTTACAACACCTTGTTTTTCTTCTTGGAAACATTTTGTACAACTTGCAGGTATTTTACCATCAAGCATAGTTGTACGTACACTTTTCATGTAGTCGTTATTCCATGCTTCCATTGGTGTTTCTCTACCAAAGTTTGCTGGCTTGCCATCTTCCATTTTAACAAGTCCAACCGTGTGATCTCCGCCAGCGCCACTTGCATTAGACGAACAACATAAACGCATATCGCCATTAGGTCTAGTAGCAAAGTGTATCCAAGGCAGTATACAAAATGTTTCAGTGCCACTTACTTTTGCTATTTCAGCTTGGTATTTTTCTAAGTCAGACATTAATTTTTCTTTCCTATTACCATATATCTATTGTATTTAGGCGTTTCTAACTCTCCACTATACAGGACCTGGATGTTAGACATTTTTATAAAATCATCTAAATCTGTTGAGCATCGAACATGTTCTTCATGTTTAAAATAGTTATTACTTTGTAGTACAATTAGTGCATCATCTGGTTGATTGTTTAACCATTGTTCGTACTGTTCTTGTGTAATGTGTTCGCAACTAGTGTTTATAACTACATCAGCATTAGTAGTGTATTCGCACATATCTGCTGTTACAGCACTAAACTTACCTTGCATCTCTTGACGCTTGTTTACTGTGTTTGCTATATCTTCGCACACAGGGTCTATATCCACGCTTGTAATGCTGTTTAACGGTAGGCGACTGTTAAAGAGTATACTTGCCAGCACTCCGTTCCAACCACCGTATATGACTATGCTATTCTGTTTTGTTTTAGATATTACACTGTATAACTCTGTTGCTAACCAAACTTTACTATTAACTTGACCTTTCCAGAAGCTTTCAAGTGTACGGTATTTGTCTTCGCTGTTCCGAATTGCATCCATCCAGAACAATACATCTTGTATATCTACCTTCATGTGCTTTCCTCTAATGTTTTAAAAATCTTTGAAAATTCATTTACGCTTGACGTAGTTGCTGTACTAAAATAATGATTCCTATTATGTAGCAATTTAGGAATAATTGATTTGTAAATTTTATGTTTTTCTTTGTATGTCTTTTTTGAAAAATTATTAACATTACTAATAACTTTATTAATACGCACTACTGGGTCTAATTCGGTATCATAACTTTCATCAAACATTTCTTCAAAAGTATAATATCCTTTTTCTTTTAGTAATTCAAGTATCCTAGGTGCACCAATAATTATAAAAGGATGTAAATTTAACATAGGCTTATATATTTTTTCTGTAATAAATCGATTGTCTATTGTAGTTTCGCTTATTATACTGAAAAATGTATCAGTATAGTGCCATAGCTCTGTATTATGTATACTATCTTGAGAAAACTTATCAGAAGGCATATCTAAAATAATTGGCTTAAATGACCTTGCAAAGTTAGTTATATATTTTGTTTTTAAGCCAACTTGTTTTAAAACTCTTAAACAATCATCTAATGAAGATAAACCAGAGGTATGAGTTGTTGCTGTTAAACTAACTAAGTTCCTTTTTAAAATACGCAAACGAGCAAGTTCTGCTACAGCATATAATCTGTGTGGTCTAAGTTTACCATTATAAAATAAAAAATCATATTTTTTGTCTGCGTCAACATTATCAAAAGTATTATATGCTGATACATTTTCAAAATAATCACCTGCAAAATAATCTATTGCGACTGGAGTAACAAAACTATCAAGTTTATATTTGTTTAAGAACAACGCATAATTAACTTCTATATCATAGTCACCGAATACAAATAATATATTAGCATCTAGTAAATTATTTTTTTGTAAGTTGTTATGTATATTTACGAACCACTCTTCTAATGAGTGACCTTCTCTAGGATAATATAACATAACAGAAAGTCCTGCTTTAAACAAGTTTTTAGTATGTTGAGGTATTTTAGAAAATATATCTACACCTGCGTGTACATTGTGTAGTTCAATTACATAAACATTAGTTTTTGAATTATCTAATTCTTCAGATGTTTGTCTTACAGAAAACTTAATATTGTTATGTGTTAGCTTTTTTAAAATAGATCTATTTAAATAAACAGCGTTTTCAATTACACAGTTATTTTCTTCTAAATCATCATACCATAGAACTATATCACCACTCATTTAAGAACCCACTAACTTGTAAAGTATATTTAGGAGACATTCCTGCATTAGCACTAAGGTGTAAATGTTTACTATCCCACATCCATCCTTCACCTTGCTTCCAATGTGTACTATTATGCCAACTTTTATCTTCTTGTTGATATTGTAGGAAATGGCCTACTTTCCAATCTTCTAAATATATATTAGCACGTACTTTTAATCTTGGATCGTTAGGATACTGTTTGTTGATTTGAAAAAATGTATCTCGATGTATTGGAATAGTATTACCTGGTGGCTGTAGTATCGAGCTAACAGTAATAACTTCCATGCTTAGTTGTTGAGCAAGAGTATCAAAATTTACTTGTGTATTATCCCACCATAGTTGACGTATTTTTGTATTTTCGCTATCGTAACTATCCGGAAAGCCTCCATAGTCTGCATGAATATCAGTTAGCTCATGTACTTGATGTGCAATACAACTACCTTCGTGGATACTATAATCTGCGGCTAAGAATATATCAAAATCATAATCTAGTTTGATGTTATACATCTGTAAACTTCCTATCATATTCATCATATGAAATAGTATTAGAGTCCCAGTCTTTGAAAGAGAATGTGCTTGATTCTCTATACACAATATTTTGATAGCATGTTGCATTATCAGCTGGATATGTTTGCACTAATCCATTAAAATCTTTCCAATTAGGTGCCCATGTAAACCAACTCTTTTTCCAAAACTCCCACCATTTTTGATTGCCTTTATATGAACGTTCTCTCATTTGCATACTTACAAATAGCAACCCATACTCTTTGTCAATTGCATTTTCCATTGCAGGCAATATTGTATTAATCATTATACCATGATGATGTTTAAATTTTCTAACTGACCGTACATAAGGAAATGCATACATTCTATTAAATGCTCTAGCAACATTATTAGTATATTCTTTGATGCCGCCGAACATCATAGGCCTTCCGTCAAGATAGTATGCTATAAAAAATACTTTGTGATCTGATACTTTACAACGATGCGGAAGATAGTTTTCTCTTAACCAATTATCTTCTTCAAGACATAAATTTCTAACACGTTCCCATTCGTCATTATCGTAATCAAAAATCCATAATTTAATTTCGTTTGTTTCTAAAGTAGCATCTATCACGAGACCTTAAATACCTTTTCGATAATCCAAGCCGGGGGATCTATTTCCCACCAGTAATGACCGTGTCTGTGATCACTAGGGCGTGTATGATGATAGTTATGCCAACCTTCGCCCCAACTTAAAATAGAAGCAAGTGGACTATTAACTGAATCATCATCTTTTAATGAATCTAATACTTTATAACCAAATTTATCTGAATGTGGTATAACAGCAAACGCTCCAGCGGCTTGATAACAACATGCTGCTGGAAGACTGAATACGAATACCATTAACAATGGATTAATTAAAAATAAAATAATTGCATATGTATAAAGTATTCTAAAATAATGTTTGTGAATATATTGAGCATCTTTGTCTTTAATTACATCTCTCAAAATTCTTGGCGGAATACGAACGTTGTCGTATAGTGTAAGCCAGGCTTTGATATAACCAATATTTTTTGGAGACTGGTTGTCTTCATGTGATCCAGAATGCATATGATGATATCGGTGCATTGCTGACCAAGATATTGGAGATCCAAATGCTGAAATAATTGATATGTATTTTAAGAATTTTTCTCGTATAGGGCCTGTTTTAAAACTCCTATGACTAATAAATCTGTGCAATGCTATGTTAACACTCATAATCATAACAACACCAAACATAGCTAATCCTATTAGTAACCAATGTAGTTGGCCAGTATATATTACATATGCAATACCTGCTATTGCAATTATGTGATTTGCTAATGCTGTAAACTGTACTTGTCTTGCGTGTGTCATTGTTTTGCATGCCTCAGTGATTCTGGTTTGGCTATTAGTTTAATAATATGTTTGCCAATATCAGGTTGCTTCCAGTTCCATCCAAACGCATACGATCCTGGTCTGTGATGGTGGTTATTATGCCATCCTTCTCCCCACATAAGCAATCCCATAATAAAAGTATTTTTAGAATTATCTTTAGTATCATTTTGTTTATGACCAAAAATATGAGCGCCTACTGTTATCCAAGAAATCCAGTGTATATTAAACATAGTAACAACAATGTATCCGTATAAAAATAAGTTAATATCAATAAGAGCTAGTACAGCCATGTAAGTGATAAGAATTTTAAAATAGTGTCTATGGAACCACTTATGCATTGGATCTCTAGTTAAATCTGAAATTGATTTTAATGGAACATAATGCGCAGGCCAATAATTAAACCAATATTTTAATTTAGTAAAAAACGATTGTCCTACAATGCGATGAGGATCGTCATCAGTATCAGCGGTTCTATGATGTAATCTATGAGTACCTGCCCATGTAATAGTAGAGCCTACTGTATTAATTACAATAAGAAAATGTAAAATAAGTTCAATTAGTTTATTACGTGGCTGAAAAGACTTGTGGGCCGCCCATCTGTGCATACCGACAGAAATGCCTAAATGTACAATTAGCCAAAATCCTAGTACGCTAGATAAAAAATATTGAGCATTCCAATTAAAAATAAGAACTAATGGGCCGCCAATATAACATAATGCTTGGAAAAATTTTATTTTATGATTCCAGGACAATTTTTTCATAAGTGAATCCTCTGTAGTAAGTATTTATTAGATAGATATTTTGATTTTAGTAGTTTAGATTCTATATACTATTATAAAATAAATGCATAGTAGGAATACTTTTAAGAAAATTTGTACCTCGCCGCTTGTCGTGTTCGTCTACAAATGCCTTAAACTGTTGTTGTAACTTTTTATTTCCTGTGGACATTAATGGCAACAATCGTTCTAACTGATTTACTTCTGTACTAGTAAAATTATGATTACGCATAATTTCAAGTTGCTTGTGTATATAAGCAGAGAACTCTTCTGGTAACACCCAAATAGAAAGTTGTTCTGGGTTTCTTAAATATCCTATACTTATTTTTACTTTGTTTCTTTTATGCCAGGATGTTTGTTTTAGTCTTAGTACATCATATAAAAACGTATCAAATGTTGTAACACTGAATATATTGTAAGTTACCATAATATCTATTTCTGCATGTGGTAACTCACGTTTAATTCTTTCACAGTTTTGATACCATTTGTGATAATCAAATCCGTGCCTTGCATATTCAGCAGCTGGACCAAACGTATCGCAACTTGTATGAATAACTAACTTCTTAACTTTTACACGTTTTATTTTTTCAAAGAATTTATCTAGTATATCGTCAGGCACACAAAGATTTGTATTAATACCTAATGTTAGGTTTTTATTAGGTTCTTCTATTAGTTTGTCTAAAACTTTATATGTGTGTTTGCTTAGTAAAGGTTCACCGCCGGTAATTCTAAATGTGTGTAACTGTTTGTATAAATCCGGCCACCATTTCCAAAACGCTTCTACGTAAGGATTGTGTTCTCTAGCAAGAATATTACTATTATTACCTTGATGATGATTAGGCCAAGAACCAAACTGTTTTAATTCTTCTGCCCATTTGCTACTATATGTAGGTCCACAGTAACTACATTTTAAATTACAAGTATTATCAAAACTTACTTCAAGATACCTAGGAGCATCTAAATTATTTTCTTTTATTTGATTGTAAAATGGGCGGCTCCAGCTAGTAAAACTTTTTGTTAGCCTATCACTAATACCACCTGTGTCTTCAACACGCCAACAGTAGTCACACTCTTTAGGACGTTTGCCGTCTAACATTAGTTGTTGTTGCTTTTTCTTATAGCAAGTATTGTGTAATGCACTAGGATCTGCTTGTATTTCTTCTAGTGGTATTTTATGCGGTAACGGATGGTGGCAACTATGTGTTGTACCAGCCGCAAGATAAATGTTAGACTGTGTCCACTTTGCTAAACAAAGTGTATCACCTAATTTCTTTTTATATCTCTTTCTAAAAAATGTCCACATTATTTTTTCTTAGGCAACTTTGAATCTGCTGAACTAACACAACTATTAGTAATACATTTAGATGGTGCTTTAAACAGCTCAAATCCGCCGTCTAACGTGCCTAAGGGTTCATCATGGCAACTATAGCTTCGTTTAACTTCGTTCTCACGTATAACGCATCCTTGATAGCCTGCATTACAAGTCCAGCCTTTGAACTTATTAAATCCAAATGCATTAAAGCGTTCTGCCTGATCTAACTCGTAAGTTACTCCTTGAGCATCTTTGAGTTCAATTTGTGCAATCGTTTGTCCTTTGATTTGTTGTGGGAATCCGGTTTGCATTCTTGCGATTTGGTCTTCACTATATCCATGTACCACGTAGGAGGCGGTAGGATCGGACTGGGGCTTGAGAGTGACGTTAATACCTCTGGCGGCAAATCGTTCCAGACGCTCGTAAAGCTCTTCGAACATTTCCGGAACCATAACTTGATTGATTGTAACATATACTCCTCCTTCTATTAGTTGGAGACATTTATCTCCAAACTCTTGTTCATCTGCAAACTCTGCATGATAACTTGCTGTTATACTTCTGCGTTTTAGATGCCGAGTATTGTCAATAAAATTAGCCCACCATTTTTGTCCTGGACTTAAATTTGTTGTCATGTGTATGCTTTGATATTCCGGTAGCTCATCATTAGCATAATACTCAACTACTTTATTAAAGTATTTATATGCTGTAGGTTCGCCTCCTGAGAAACTAAAATGGAAGTCTGTAAAGCCATTTGCACGAGCCTGTGCTTTGATACTATCTAGGGTCTTTAAGTACAATTCTAGATCTTGGTGGTCAGGGGTACTAGATCTAGCGTATGGCCAGCAATAACTGCATGAATAATTACAAAATCTAGCCAGGATCCACGAAACTGTGAAAAGATGGCCCTTTAGGAGGGTTTTTTGGCCAAACTCGGTAATATCTTGCCATGGTATTTGATTGTAGCTATTGTTCATACAATGCACCAGAACAGTTTTTCACACAAGTAATACACTTATTTTCTCCTACCCAATACGATTCTAACTTTTCCCACATGCTTTGATTTGCAAGTGTATTGTCTATATTAGCATTGTTTAAATTTGGTACACCTACATCTGTCATTATTGTTTGACTGTTTTTAACTGTTATATCACGTAACTTTTGTAATACCATATCTCCATTAATAGGTTCTTCTATCCAGTCGCTTCCTATCCAACAACACGGTAATAGGTTGCCGTACGGATCAACATACAGTTCATTCTTACTAACACACTGTGGTTTTACAGTTGAAGTATTAACTATATGTTCTACAGCGTCAGGAGATAAAAATCTTGCCATATCACCTTTAAATCCATTGTTCCATTCTGGCAAAGTTGCTGGGTGTAAATCGTATGCATGACTTCCATCTTTGTTCTGCACTGGAAAGTTGCCCAGGTTATAAAATCTTTTTGTAGATTTAAAGTTTACTTCAGTAACACCTAAGTCTAATAGGTACTTTTCTAATTCTTCTGTTTCATGTTCATTATGTGCAAATACCAAACTATCTACTCTTGCATCGCCGCCAGCCTGGACAAATGCTTTAATACTTTCAATTACTTTTTCAAACTTAGTATTACGTCTGTATAGTTCATGCTTACCAGCAAAGCCGTCTACAGCAAATATAACTTGTCCATTAGGTTGTATTATTTTTGCAAGTGATTGCCACCAATCTGTTGTCCTTAAACTTCCATTAGTATGCAATGCTAGTCTTACCTGCGGATTACATTCTCTAACATATGTGTATATTTCTAAGCAATCTTTTGCAAACGCAGGATCACCATAGTTGCCACAACTATAAAAATTTCCTAGACGAGATAAAAAGGCAGGAGTAAACCACTGTTTAAATTGTTCAACAGTAATGTCAGCATTTTTTATAAATGGCCTGTCTGCTCCGCCATGTATATTTCTAGCACACATAGGACAGGCTGCTTGACATTTATCTGTAAGCTCAATGTGTAATGCTGTTATGTTATCTAAGTATTCTCTAATCATAACTGTTTAAATTGTTCATGTAACCAATCAAAGTCGTTTATTAAGCGAATATCAACGCCGCTAGAAAGCCCATACTCCCGGCCAGCAATAGCACCTTTAATAGCGTACTCGCCGAAGGGACGGTCTTCTCCCACTGTTGTCCAAACTCGTAATCTTTCATTTGTCTCATCCTCGTTTTGTCTGTCTATAGTTTTACTTGCTAGTTTAGTACATTCTCTAAATGCACCCTTCCATGCTTCAAACTCATTTGTATTAAATGCTGTAACATTAGATGTTTCAGGCATTGCTTTAAAATACTCACTAATACTTGTAGTCATATCTGGCTTTGTTGTATCCATGTTTAGTGTAAGTTTACGTGGTAACAACTTCACTCCGCCATATCCGTATAGTAAATCATTTACTGGATTACGACTGCGCCACACATGTACAGTTTCTAAATCGTACTCATCAACTTTGTGATCAAATTTAAAACTATCTAATATTTTTGCATCTGCATCTACAACCCAAAACATTTTAGTAAAACATTTCTTGGCGGCGGCAATATGCGCTTGGTGAATTCCTTTTACGCCATCAACACGCTTTGCTCTTGGAAACCTATATTTTACTAGTTCCCAATTTGCATCTGCATTAGGCTCATTATAACTTATGAATACGATATCATACATCTATATATTATACAATCTTTTC